CTTGACCTCGGCCTTTGATACCGGCTCTGTCGCCGGCGCTTCGGTGGTGATGATTCTCATGGCTTCGCCTTATGCGTTGAGGTAGTACCCGCCAGCGACCAGCGGGCGCCACAAAACGGAGATATTGGCCACCTTGCCGGTTCCAGCCGTGCCCCCGCCGATAGTCAATTGAATTTTCTTCGTTGCCGCCGTCACCACCGGGCCGCGATAAACGTGGAAAAAGTTACCTGTCAGATTGGCCTTGGCTCCGGCGGTCGAAGAAAGCAGCACGATCGAGGTTGTATCATTAGTCTGGACGCTGATGCCGGTGAACGTCGCAACCTCTGACAGATTATCGGGAACATGGACGATTACCGCGTCGATGAATAAGTCCTGTGCCGTGGCAGTCATCACGTCATAGGCCGCGGCCTCCTGATCGAGTGAGATTTGCTTGTAGTTGACCGTAGTTTCCGGCATGTAGGACTTCGGAACCCACGCATAGCCGTTGTAGATCCACAAATAGCCGGTGTTGCACTCGAAGTATGTGGCGCCTATCGGCACGCCTGTTGTGGGCTTGGTGTCAGTAGAGAGGCCGATCCACCTGTTTGATAGATTGCCTATTCGTTTGTTCGCCATCTCCTTGGCCTCCTTTCACTTTTTTGGAGGGGAGGGGCAGCCCGGAGAGATAGGCCGCCCCTTGGGGTGGGTTATGATCTGTTGCTGAATATCTTCACATAGTCGATGTTCATGGTTCCAAGGGCATCGCCCGAGTCCTTATCGATTGAGAAATACGGCTGCATCTGCTGCTCGGAATCAGACAGATTGCTCATGTCGAAGGTGGTGTCGGCACACACCCGAACACCGTCTATGAAGAACTTCACGTCTGAAAGGGTGGTGAAGTCGATCCGGTAGATATTGTAAGTCCCGGCTACAGCGGTGTGACCCGTTGCTATATCGTCGTTGTTGTTCGTGGTGTCGTCAGACTCGACCTTGCAGACAAGGGAGGCATCGAACCGGAACCACGCGGCTTCTGTCACGCTGTCTTTGTCAAGGTCGTGGTCTCCGCACATGCCCAACACGCCACAGACCCCGGTTCCGGGAGCCACAGCCATATTGACCCGCGCCTCGAAAATCAGGCCGTTGCCGACATCAAAGGGCTTCTGATCGTTCATGTAGAGAACGGCGTCCTGCGCTTCGTCCTGAGCATCGAGGGCGAGTTGAAATTGGCCGTTGGTCGTGTCGGCAAGCATCGCCGTGACAACAGTACCAGCCGCCGATACGTCAATGGTTTTCCAAATGGCAGACCCGTCGAAAGGGCCGCCGCCGGCAGCTCCGAGAAAATCCTCAACAAACTGCACCGGATAGCCGGTCAAGAGGGTTTCGTAACTTTCGGCGTCATAGAAAACCTGCCGCCCGGTCCCATGCCAGTTGTATTGGCATTTGACTTGTCCCATTGTTACACCTCACTTTTCAGCACCTTGTCAGGCAAGGCAGTAAGGGGGCCGAAGCCCCCGGTTAGATGTTACGCCAGCGCCGTTGCCGATCTGTTGCCCGTGTAACGGGGTTTCAGGATCGCAATACAGTCCACGGTTCCTGTTGCCGTTCCGGGATTGGTAAGAACGGGGGTAAGCCATTCTTCCTCGTTGACAAGGTCCATGGCTGCCGCGTTGACTTCGACCACCAGCATGTAATTACTGTAACTTCCATGGGTGATCGTTACGGCTGCGGCAGCGGTCCAATCTGCCAGCACGTCACAGGATGCCGTACTTCCCGCGACGGCAGTTCCGATTGCCGCCCCGCCCCATGCGTAATTGACGGTGAGGGCCGATGACGCGGCTCCCGCACTGGCGCCACTGTTGATTGTCAACACCGAAGATGCCGTGCCAAGCGTGCCAAAGGTGAAGATAAACGTGGCACTGTGGTAATTCTTCATGCACACGGAATCGCCGGGAAGCGTCGAACTCATGTCTCCATCCTGGAGGATGGGAACGATTTTATATTCTTCTGCTAGCATATCTCGTTACCTCCTTAACTTCTGGTTGCCAGCGCCACGAAATGGCTCTGGGTTGCGGTTGCTCCGCCCTTGTACGGCGTGAGGGCCGTCGCTCGTACCGGCTGACCATCGACTCGCAGGACGAACCGGAACACGGATTCGTCGTAGTCGAACTTGACGTGGATGCTCATGTCGCTCTTGATCCCGCCCTTCTCAGCGAGGATGTACCCATTCGAGAAGTCGCCGAGGATGATGTCGCCCACCGTTCCGAGCGCCTGGCATTGCTCAATCGGGATAACCGGCCGGCCGAGCAGGGTGCCATAGGGAGACTGAGACAGGCCGCCGGGGGGCATATAGATCAACTGTCCGCCGGTGCCGACCGCCACGCTCATGGTGTGCAGTTGCGGTTCGACGGTCTGGTTGATGTACCATGCCGCATTTGCGCGGGACGATGCGAACAGCCGGGAAAACATCTTGATGACGTTCTCACCGACAACCGTTGTCGCCGTCTGATCGGTTTCGGCCGCCTGAGATACGAGGCATCCAGCGTTCATGATACCCAGGGGCATCCCGTTGCCGGTCCCGTTGATGATCGCGTCATCGAGCAAGAAGCCAAACTCGGAGATGAACCCGGACCGGATGTAGCCTTCGAGTGCCGCCGCGTCTTCCAAAAGCTCATCGGTGGCGTAACACAGGCCGATCAATTTCTTGAGGTTCAGTTCGATCTTGCGGAACTTCGGCTTAGAGGCGGTTTTCTGGGCCGCCTCATCGACCCAATAGCCACGGACACCGCCGCCGCGCGATCCGGTCGCCCTGGACGTTTCATCGACGCCATTCAGCTTGATGCTGTTGGAGTTGCCGGAAATGGTTATTCTGCGGCATTTCGAGGCCAGGATTCCGGTCGCAAACACTTCCTGAAGCAGTTCAGAGGAAAAGTCCTGCTGAACCAGAAAACCGCCATCAGATGGGGCCGTCTCGTTCAGGCCGGTTGCATTGTAAAGCCGGGGATCGACGCGCCCGCCGGGGATGGAAGCGTGCATAACGGCCGCCATCTGCTCACCGAATGAGGAAAAGCGGTCTTTGCTCGCCCTTTCTTCCTTGTTGTCCTTGATGCCGGTGACGGTTTTCGCGGATTTCCTCGTTTCGCCTTCAGGCACTTTAAGCTTCGCGTTCATCCTCTCCTGGCGTTCCAGAGTGGAGACGGTCTTGTGAATGTTTTCAACCTCATCAAGCAGCTCGTTTTTGAGGGCCAGTTCGGATTCGGTTAGGTCCCGGTTTTCGTTCAGCGCCTTCGTGTCGAGGGCCGCGCTTTTCTCCATGAGGGCTTTGATGTCCTCGCGGTATTGAGATATTGTTTTCATTGGTAATCTCCTTGTCGGTTTCTATTTGAGTAATTCTTTTTCCGCTTTCGCGAGAAGCGCCGCCGCTCGGTCATTCCATGCCGGGGGTTCCACGTCCCGTGGTTCCGGTTCCGGTGCTTTCTCAGGTTCAGGAGGGTCAACGTCCCGTTGAAACCCCTTAAACCCTTCTGCCAGAACGACTTTTGCCTGAGCCTGAGTGAAGCCCACGTCCCGTAAGGCTTTCTCTGCTTCCCGCGCTGTAGGCGTCTGCTTGCTGCCGGAAAGACTTTCCGGTATGTTCTTGAACTTGGCTTTCTGCATCGCTGGTATGAACTTCGCGCACGCGGCCAGGTCCATTTTGTCGGTAATATCGTCAACAAAACCGTATTCCATCGCCTGTTCGGAACTCATCCAGGTCTCGGCCTTCATCCACGCGGACAACTCGTCACTCTCGCGACCAGTTTTCTTGGCATAGGCGTTTAGGATCGAACCTTTGACGGCTGACAGCGCGCTCTTGAGCTTCACATATTCCTCGTCAAGCACGTCCTCAGTCCCGTAGAACATCAAGCCGCCCATCGGGTTATGGATCATAAACTGGGCGTTCTCGGCCATAATGACCTTATCTCCGGCCAAGGCGATAACGGACGCAATCGAGGCAGCAAGCCCATCAATATAGGCGGTTACGTTCGCCGGATGCTGCTTGATGAGGTTGTAGATGGTGATCCCGTCGAATACCTCACCGCCAGGAGAGTTTATATGCAGGTCGATCTGGGAGGCTTTGATGCCGGCAAGCTCTTTCTGAAACCCCTTTGCGGTAGTCCCCTCTCCGGTCCACCAGTCCTCGCCGATCTGCTCGTATATCCAGATTTCGGCCTTATCTGCCTTGTTGACTATATCAAACCACTTCTTCATCTTCATTCCCCTCGTCGGTGTTCTCTTTCGTCGGTATCTGCTGAGGTTCCGGTTCTTTCGGTTCCTCAAGGGCACGTCTCAATGGGACCATGTTCATCGGCACAAAGTATTCGTTGCCGCCGTCGATGGGGTCCATGTTCTCTTTCCCCCGTATTTCGTTGATGCTCATGGCTCCAATGTTCCACAGCAGCCGGTAGAATTCGCCGCGTTCCCGCGCCGATCCCCGCAAAAGCCCTTCGACGTTGTGGCGGTAGAAAAGCCGCTTCTGTTCGATCTTGTTCAAAAGCTGCGTGTTGTAGTTGGATTCAAGCCGGATTAGCCATGGCAAGATGGAGTCGGTCACAAAGCTGATTTGCTCGGATTCGATGTTTGAAAATGATGAGCGTGTCAGGTCCTTAAGCTTATGCGGGGGAAGGTTGAACCATCTGGCGATTTCGGGAATTTGGAACTGCCGCGTTTCCAAAAATTGCGAGTCTTCCGGGGGAATCGCGACCTTTTCCATCGTCATTCCCTCCTGAAGCAGCATCATACGGTGCGCCTGTCCTAACCCGGAATAAGCGGTGGCAAGGGCGTCTTTCAGGTTGGCGTGTCCTTCCGGGGATAACTTGCCTTGATG